AATATCGACCACATTAAAAGTAGAATAATCCTGACCTCTTCCCTTCGCACTATCAACAAAAATCATATAATTCGCACCAGCCGCAGGTTTTTCATAAACGGCTACTGATTCTTGTCTATAGATGGGTGGTTTAGCTTTAAGTTGTAGTAATATATTTCCCGAGATAAGAGTATTTCCAGTTCCATGAAAGTTATTTCCAAATTCCTGATCGAACTGTAATTCTGATGTATTGGCGATTGTTGATTCTTTCCATTTTTCATCACGGCCTGGAACATCCCACCAATCGATTCTAAAAGGTTGATACTCATTAGTTTTCTGTACTGCTCCTTCCCATAATTTGTGGAATATATTTCCAACTCCATTTGCGGTTGATGTTATAATTACTTTAGTATCTTCGCCAGATGATACAACTGGATATGTTGATGTATAGAACTTTGCAGCATCTTCAACAAAAGCAAACTCGTCTAGAAATAATAAGTTTACTGACATACCTCGAATAGATGATCCAGATGTCGCTGCCGCTACAATTCTACTGTTATTACTAAATTCTAAATTTCCTTTATTAACTATCTTACAACCGGGTTGCAGAAAGAAAGGTAAATTTTCGAGTGCGATCTGAATTCTTGCAAGCATCTCTCTTGCAGTCGCACCTTTATTGGCTAATATGGCTATTGTTTTTTCGGGATTAAAAATTGCATACCATAAAATATAAACAACAGAACTAATTGATTTACCTGATTGACGACAGGCTAATACAATACTAAATCTATTAGAATTGAATGTTTTGAACATCTGTTCCTGATAATCGTATAAATTAAAAGGAATAAGACCTTCGTCTAATGAAATAATTTTTATGTATTTTCTTGCAAAATGAACTGGATCTTTCATACATTTTGCATATTCAAATACTTCGTCTTGAGTCCATTGTTGCTCTACTCCATCTCTCTTTATTTGAGGATTTCCTAGATAACCAAACTCACTATTCTTTAGGGACGTGCTCAACGGTTTTCTCTTTCTTCTTCGCTTTGTCTATCAACATTCGTTGCAGATCTGTTGTTGATCCTACGAATACATTATTTTGTGTCATACTATTGGGAAGAGACAGTTTGTCATGATCAATCTCTTTTTTATCCTTTTGAAGTTTCATCAGCTTTTCAACCACGTCAGCGTTTTGTCTGATGGAATTAGAAAGAACTTCAAAAGCTCTCGGATGCTCGCTTTCACGAGCAAGGTCTAATAGAAGGTCTATACCTTCTGCTCCTTTTTCGGCCAGATTATATATACTACTTCTCGTAAAATCATAATCGTCCTGTATTTCTTTTTTATTTTGTGCCATTATAAAGCGCTATCCGTTACATTTGTTATAGTACCTGTGGCACTAGATGTTCCACCTGTTATTATTTCACCTCTAATAAAGTTTGCATCAAGATTTCCAATCTTTACTATTGATCCTGTATTAGTTATGTTAGATTGTTGTGACATTACACCAGTAGCTCCTGTTATAGATCCACTTATTGCTTCGCCAGCTGTAAATGTTGCAACACCTGGAGATGAAAGAGTGACTGTCTGAAAGTCTGGTACAGTTGGAAAACTAAATGTATTTGTTACTGTATAGTCATCATCTTTGTTTGCGGTAGATGGATCAGTTGTTGTAGTTATTTTCTCCATTATCGCATTTGTGCCAAAATTGTTGAAGTCAGTAATGACTGTTCTAATAAATCCGGAAGACGATTTCGGTCCATAAAATCTTACCCTTGTTTCAAAGTCGAGTGTGTAAATTATTGCTCTCCTCGATAAAAAGTCTCCTTCATAGTCATCGGCGAGAGTAACTGAAGTTAACGTTATAGGTGTATCTGCCTTAAATACGCCAGCGGCTTCTTTCACCGTTACTGTATATTCCGGTTGAAAGAAAGGTAGTATTTGCTCTAATATTTGTAGAGCATCATCTTGTTGTTTGCACAAGATATTTAATTGAAAACCAATTCGATATGGGACAGGACCTAAATATTTGTCTCTCATATTTGTAGTAGTTGAATTAACTACTTGATTGGTATTTTTTGATAATTTCGTATTAGTATCATAAGTCAAATTTGTTATTTCAAATGACATACGAGGAAGCTTGATCGCAATATTTGGAGATTCAAAATCTGGTCTTGACTCTATTCTTGATAAAAACTTTTGTCTGGGCCCGTACGCTAGGGGCACGCGTGCACTAGATAAAACTTTATTATTACTATCTCTTTTAACAACACTAATGTTATTAAATATGGTTCCAAACACTGCAACCATGTTTCTTATTGAGTTATGATAAAAATGATCGCCAAACATTAGTAAGTCTCACTTGGATCGCCGAAAGGATTAGTTTCGGTAAAGTCTATTATTGAATCGCCTTCAACTTCAAATTCTCTGTTATCGGCTATAGCATCTTCTGGATTAATTATACCAGTTTGTGTTGTACTTATACCGTATGCTGTATTTATAGTCCATGTTGTTGTTCCATCATCGTCAGAAACTAAATTTCCACCTGCAGTAAATTCTCTAACTGTAGAGTCAGAACTTCCAACTTGAACTATATGAACTGTTGAAGATGTTGCGCCTTTATCCCATCTAGCAATTTCACCTGTAACTTTAATAGGATCACCATTACCATCTGTTCCAAATTGTTTGTAAACCTTCTCTCCTACAAGACCGTTTCTAGTTCCATGTGCAACATCTAGCGCGATTGAAGCAGCAAAAGAAGATTCGAAATTATCAATGGCTGAGATACCAGTATCAATTTTCTCATTACTGTACTCGAATTTTTCACATTCAAGTTTATAAACAGGTAAATTGCTTAATTGATAAAATGGTTGTTCGTGTTCAACAAATTTAATTTCAAACATAGATCTAGACATTGGAAGATATAATAAATCACCTTCTACTGGCCGAGATGTATTAATATTATTATTGAATATTCCGATGAGTTGTTCCCATCTACGTCTAGATAAAATGAATGTTGCTTGATCTCTTACTTCTAAACCAAATTTTCCTAAGAGGTCTCCTTCACCTGCAAATCCTTCTGTATTTTCTATATACATTTCTATGCTATAAGCATCTGTAAACCTTGCATAATCTTCATTCATAAGTTCATCAACTGTCACAGATTCTCTAGGCAAATACATAATATCTTGCCCATACATTTTAAGAGATTCAATTACAAGATCTTCGTAAAGAAATTGTTCTTGTTTCTGTTTCTGAGAAAAGTATACATTTGTAGGCATGGTTTAACCCACCATAAAGTTTGGTGGCATTTCATATTTAAGTTGCATTTCTTCTTCTATTTCCTTTATTTCTGAAGAAGCTTCTTCCATTATTCGAGTACTATTAATAGTTACTCCACCTGGAAGTTGCATGCCTTCAAATTTTGATAAGTTATTACCCCATTGCTTTTTGATTAATGCTGTAAGATAACGTTTTAAAAACATATCATTATATACATCTGCATATGTTGTTGGATCAACTAAACGAAAACATTCTACAATTACATACTGGTCATGTTTCAAATCATCTTCCCAATTACTGTCTATATAAAGCCTATTCATATGCCTATTGAACCTTACAGATTCCATACCATTTAATACTGTATGAATAGTACTTAAATATTGTTGTGTTTGATAGTAATTCGAAAGACCAGCTCCAGAACGCATATCATATATGTCGTTAAGATGAATTTGATATTTAATATCAAACATATTAATGCTTGAATCTTCATCATCTAAAGGAAATAATTGTTGTACTGTTATTACAGCATCTGGAATATCAATATACCCGTTTTCGGTATCACCTTTTGTGATTGATTGTATAGTTGCAGAAGCAGAAGCTGATGTAAGCGCCTCATTTGCTTGAAAAGGAACAGCATCATCATTAAGTGTATTATATCTTATAGTTGTACCACTAACTTCTTTAATAGAAGCTTTTGCACCAGATGTTCCACCTGTTATTACTTCTCCAACACCGAAAGTACCAGTAACACTAGTTAAAACTAGTGCGCTATTTGTAATTTTGTGCTTAAGATAATCTTTATAGACAGCATCTGAATGATATTCTTGATAGAACTGCAATGCTTCATCTGTTCTGTCATCTAGTTGTTCATCATCAACATTTATCTCAATTACTGGATGTCCTAAATTTCTTAGACAGTAATCAACTAATGTTTGTCTTGTTGTGGGTTTAGCCATGATATCGGTCCTAGATAAGTTATTCTAAGACTATTTATAAGTTTTTAGATTTTAGTGACGCTAAA